CGGTTCAGTTCCGCGATGCGCGCAATCGTCATCTGTTCGTACTGCACCAGGCGCGTGTCATCCAGCACGAACTTGCGTGCCTCTGCGAGCGATGCCATGAGATACACATCCGGGTAGTCCTGCAGCACCCAGTTGGTGTCGCCGTCTGCTACCAAGTTGGGCAGACGCACCGAGTAGATAAAGGTGGGCGATGAACTGTCAGCCGGGTAGAGCTTGATCTGGTTGTTAACGATGGAATACACCGGGTAGGTAGGCCGGATGCCGCCTTGATCCATTGCCCGCATGTCTGCGGCGGTGATGGCCTTGTATTCGACTGTGCCTAGCGTCATTGAGATTGCCGCGCGGAAATCATTCGGCAGCGAAGCAATGCCATTGACCACGCTCAGCGTCGTGGACGCCTCCATGCGCGGCGAAGTGATGTTGCGAGCAAGTCGGTTAGTAGCAAACTCGATGAACGTCGGAATCCTGTCTGTCAGATCGTTGCGATGCAGCCATGCGGCCACCTGCGTCTTGAGTTCCGCGTAGGTATCGAGCGCCATAGTTCCCTCTGGTGATGGTGGGGCCAGCCTTGTGAGCCGGCCCCTTACTGCTTAACGCTTAGGGCGATCAGCCGTCAGCGTGGATTCGCGCAGCCAGTTGAGCGCGGATCGTCTTGTAGCCGTACAGAACGTCAATCCTGCAAGGCATGGTGTCCGTGCTAATTGCGTACTGGCGCACGGTACGAAGCGAGATGCCGTCATAGACTTCACGCGCAGCGAAATCCACGCCTTTGGGCATCACAAGGTCAGCGGTTGCAAAGGCAAACGCATCGCGGTGGAAGACCATCGACGGGGTGAGCTGCTCCGAAGCGCCAGCGCCAACCTTCACAATGGCCGAGCTGTTCGCCATACCGGCAGCAACGACGTTCTGACGACCGCCCGACGTGTAGATGGCCGGAGCGAACGCCAGCGAACCAGCGCCGCCAGCGTAATCAGCAGTCACCACAAACTGCTGCAACACACCCGTCGAAACCTTGGTCTCAGGGTGAACGCGGAAGCAACCCGCAACGGTGAACACGTCGCCAGCCTTGAAGGTGGTGCTACCAGCGGATGCCACGGTGACGGCGGTCGAGCCGTTGGTGGTCACTGCGCCGTTGACCGAGTAGGTGGTCGTCTTGGCAGCGGTGCCGGTTGCGTGGTTGGCGAGCAGGGTGTTTTCGTAGAAGTCGAAACCACCAGTGCGGCCCATCATGCCTTCGCGGTACTGCTGCTTGATCGCATTGGAGTCCTGGAACAGACCTTTCAGCGAATCCACCAGCTTGGCGGTGTGATCGGTAGACAGCAGCGCATAACGGTTGCTGTCCATCGGAGCCAGCGAGTCATTCAGCAGCTTGCGGCCCTGCATGATGTTCAGGAACGAAATAGCAGCAGTGTCGTTGTCGACAATGTTGTAGACGTCCTTGTACATGCTGAGCGCATCGGCTTCGATGTTCGCAGCCAGCACAGCCATAGCAGGCTCAAGAATGCGAGCAGAGAAGTCGTCCAGGCTCAGGGTCAACTCGGCGCTGCTGAAGGTGATGTCCACGCCCTTTTGCGTAGCGATCTGCAGCGTGGTGCTGGATTCGCTGGTGTCCTGAGTGGACAGGTTAGCACCGGTGCGAACCGTGTACTCGTTGGGCAGACGAATCTTCAGCGAGTCTCCGATCTTCGCGCCGCTATTGGCGAAAGAATCGTCATACGTCCGGTTGATGTTGCCAACGAAATTAAGGCGCTGGTGGAGGATCTGCAGAGCTTTGCGCGTGACGGCGGTGGGTGTTAACAGAGTGTTTGGCATGATGCGTCCTAGAAATGAAAAAAGCCGCTTTCGCGGCTTTGGGTTTGTGTGTGACTAAGTTGTGGTGAGTGCTATCGGCGTGCAGATGCCGTGCGCCGCTGTTCGTGGCGCATCCAGTCTTCGATGCTCATCTTGTCGGGATCAACAGTGGCTTTTGCGTTGCCGCCGCTGATGGTGCGAACAGGTTTTGCAGCGACTGCCGGTGCAGCAGCGCCCGCCTTTTTGGTCATCTCCGCAAGCACTTTTTGCGCATGAAGTGCCTTCACGATCCACGGTTCGCGGATGCCGTTTAGTTGCTCTTCTTTTGCGCCCAGTGACTTCGCTACTTCGCGCAGGGATTGCGCGTAGTCGGGTGACCACCCTTTAATCTCGCGGCTCAATGCCTCGTTTGCCTCTTGCAGTTGCCTGGCAGTTTCCTGCTGCTCTTGCATCGCGCGTTGGCCTTCGTGCTGCTGGATTTGTGCGACAAATTGTTGGCGTGAGTCTTTGAGTTGCTGGTACTTCATAAACTCGCGCTGGGCCAGCTCGCCGTTGCTCTGGCTTAGGCTGTCCCAATCAACGCCTGCGTACTGCTGCAGACGCTCATCCAGCGCAGTGAGTCGCGCCACCGCTTGGATGTTTGCCCTTTCAGCCTCGATGCGTGCCTGCTGCTGCGCGAAGGTCTGCTCGGCTTGTTGGCGTGTTTGCGCCAGTTCCTGCGTCTTTCGCGTGTAATCGGCTTGCCGAAGGATTGCGTCCTTCAGCTCAGGCGGGAGTGCGTATTTCTTCCCCTCGTACTCGACTTCCTCAAAAACCTCTGGGTCAACGCCTTGCGTATCGCCATCGGTGTCGTTGGATTGGTCTGCAGTGGGGTCGCTTCCGATCTCGGGCTGCGCCTGGTCGAGCGCGGGCTGCGAGAGTTCTGCCGATGGCAGATTGTTCTCTGTGTCGTCCATGTGTTTCCGAAGTGAACGCGCAATAAAAAAGCCGCCCGAAGGCGGCTTGTGCTAACCGATTGCGCGGCGGCTAGATGCTTGCGAGCAAGACGGCGATGTCGTCTTCGTCGTCGCGCTCTATCTGTTCGCGCATGAGGCGCGCGATAAGAGCGGTTTGCAGTGCGTCTGCGTAAACCTTGCGGATGTCTTCGCTAATCCGGCGAGCCTCTTTGGCAAGCCCTGCGTAGTCCGGCCCCTTTATGGGCTGCACCACAACGGCCTGTGCGGCCACAGCGGCAGGCGCTTCTATGTCTTGCGTGGCAGCGTCTTGCGCGTCTTCCTGTGCGGCGTCGTAGGCTCTACGCACGCTCATCGGATCAAGCGGATCAACTTCCATCCACCTGCTACCCACCCGCACGCGGTAGCGCGTCCTGGGCGCATAGCCTGGCGTTGCACTGGGTGCTACGGTAAGCGGCGGCAGGATTTCGCAACGCTGGCCTGCAGCGAATGCGTCTGCAGTGGCGAAATTGATTAGCGCGTTGTTCGTGAGGCCAAACGTCAAGCCGGCAGCGACAGCATTGCCTGCAGTAGTCTCAAGCGTTACGTTCTCGGAAACAGTTGCGCCTACGGGGCCGCTGGCTACAGCATTACCAATGCCCGCCGAAACGATGTCGCCCTGCAAAACACTCGCTTGGCTTCCTGCGGCAATCGCACCGCCAACGCCAAACGTGATCGTCGTGGCAATTGCCGCCTGGCCGCCACCGTTAGCCACTGCGTTGCCGACGTTGGCGGAGATGGTCGTGGGCGACGTGCCTTGGTACTGGCCCTCTGCCCAAGTGACGCGAACGACGTACGGCATGGCTAGGCGCTCACAAACCGCAGCCGCAGGTCAGACCAGTCCGTCACCAACGCCCAGTCGCCCGGCGCAACGGTTAGCTGGTACGTGCTGTTCGCATTCTTCGCCGTGTCAGTCTTAATGAGCGTGCCACCAGACCCCTGGCGTAGCGACACCGTGACGGTTGCGCCACCGTCGACGCCCGTCACTTTGTAATTGATGACAAGGTTGGTGCCGACCTGCGGAGGCGTCATGGACGCCAGCTTCACCTCGTCGGTCTGGCCCGCAGCGGTAGCGACGATGTAGTCGTTGTCGTCGGCTACCGTCTCGTCAATTAGGGTGTAGTGCGTGGAGCCGGATGAAGTCGACCACTGGGTGGTGATGTCGGACGTGGGGCGGGCGTACGTGTAAGTGACAAGAGTCCCGGATTCGAAATCTCGCAGGACATCATTATTATTGTCTGACCTGCACACAATCCCACAAGTTGTGACTGTGTTATTGAACGAATCTGTCGCCGTTAAAACTGTAGTGCCGTTCTTTGTTACAGTAAAATTGTTGCCAGATACCGATAACTTAAACAAATCTCCGGCAGAAACCGACCCCGACCCCGACGTGAGTAGTGTAAACGAACCAGAAACTCTTTTGTACAGCTCATAGTTTGGCGAGGAAAACCTAAATCCAATAAAATTATTGCCGTCGGTGGCTCTCACGGCCAAAGGGAATGACCCGCTACCAAACCCGGCTCCCGCCGTACCTTCGGCATAATGATCAGCGTTTGAATTATCGGTGGCTTTGATTAAGTTGTTGTTGACGTTTGTAAAGTTAATTCCACCAGACCCATTTAGCTGCACGGCAGTAGCAGAGCCTGTCCAAGAGCCAGTCGCCCCCGTACCAGTCGGTGATCGGCTTGTAATACTTACACCGGCGGTGCCAGTAAAGTCGTCTTTTAGAAAGATTGCCATAAATACACCAGCACTTTAATTTAGCTCAAGCACATGAACTACGCAATTGTTTGTGAAATTACGCTTGTCTTGATTATTTATTGCCAAAAAAATCCTGGCTTTCCCAGTTGGGCTGTCTGATGCCGGCTGAAGACAGACGCCACCAGCTAGCTTTGGTGGTTTATCAATCCAACCGTCGTATACGGGAATGCTTAATCTCCAAACAGAGTACGGCTTTACTGCATTTGAATTTTTTGTTCCTTGACTAACCAACAACAAATCATTTGCATCATATGCATAAACCGTAAACAGATAAGGCCAAGCAGCGTTTCCTTCTGAATCAACCGGCCAAGCGTCTGGGTATGGATTGCCGGGTGTTCCCGGCTTGTACATATAGGTTCCTGAAGCCTGGGATCCAAAAAACAAAACGCTATCAGTCCCATCAGGCCAAATAACGCCAGACAAGGCGCACGCTTGATTCCAATACGGGTTCGACACAACAGCATCATCCCCGTCTGGGTTTAATTCGCTGCCTGTATCGTACCCAAGTAGCATTTTCCCTGCACATGGAATTTGCACTCCAAGGTCTGCTGAATTAAAAGAAACTAGCGCTGGGCCGCGAGATAACGAAGTTACGATAGACCCGCCGACGTTTCCAGTTAACATATCTGCACCGAATGCAGCCTGCCAGGACGCAGGTATTTTGCACATATACCCGCCAGTAATCCTGCCACTCCAAGCAGATGGATTCCTTACCCAGCCCGATGGCTGCGGAAACTGAATTCTTAGCGGTGCCGATACGTTTCCAGATGTAGATAGATCGAGGCTTGATTTAACAAAGTGCGAATATGTTTGCTTAGAGTTATTTACATACACAGCTAACGCGGAAATTATTAGTTTATTCCCGTCAACAAACAACCCGCGTAGCACTGCTGCGCCACCGCCAGCCGGATCAGCGTCCAGATCAGTTTGATTTATTTGATCTTGAGTAACATTTGCCCGAAGCCCAGATAGGACAGATGATTCTTGCATGTTTGCAACGCTGGCGTACATTGACGGCGTTGAAATTGATACCTC